AAAGATGTCGAAGAACTCAAAAGACTTGGATTGCCTGCGACCTGCAATCCCATGGGCGCGGATAAACTTGAAAAGCAATGCGAAGACCACGATATCCTGGCGCCGCTTCATGGGAAACTCGTCTATGTTATACCAGACAATGACGGTCCAGGTGAACGGCACGCCGAAACTATTGCCGGTAAGCTATACGGTTTTGCATCGACTGTTAAAATAATCCGGCTGCCGGGCCTCCCGGAAAAGGGCGACGTGAGCGATTTCATCCTCGATCAGGGCGACGATAAGGCCCGAGAAATGCTTACGGACCTGGCCAAGCATTATCCATCTTGGAAACCTCCGAGTGAATTTAACACTATAGACGAAATGCTAGCCATTGAAGATGATAAATTTGAACCGATAATAGGTAATGGGATCATGCCGGCAAATTCTCATGTGCTTATTGCCGGAGAATCAGGCGTTGGGAAAAGCCTTTTACGCCTTGAGCTCGCTATCCACCTTGCCAAGGGTTGGGATTGGTTGAACCATTTTAAGGTAACACGGCCAAGGCGCGTTCTTATTTGCCAATGGGAAAACCCTGAAATTACCGAAAAAAAACGGATAATAACGATGAGTAATGGCCTGGGGATCCCTGCCAGTGATTTAAGGAATATTAAATTCCTGCCGAGGCAAAGGCGGTTTAATCTCAGCCTTAAAGGAGAACGGGAAGAACTACGTGGGGTTATATCCCGTTCCGATTCAGAAGTCATTATATATGATTGCCTGTCAAATATGCACACTGAAAATGAAAACGATAATGTTAAAATGCGGATGATCGTAGACGTATTATCCGATATAAACGCCTCTTGTGGCACATCTTGTATTGTAATTCATCACTTTGGAAAGCCCAATTCCGAGAATAAAGTTCCAAATAAATATCGAGTTAGGGGGGCAATCTCTATATGCGATTGGGCCTTCACGATTATGGTTTACGTTGAAACCCCTGCAAAAAAAAGGGTTTTGCGTGAACTTGAAATCACTAAAATGCGGGATGCTAAAAAACCATATAAGCCTTTTTATTTAGAACGTGATGAACATCTTTTATTAGGCCATATAGACCCATTCATAGAGTGCCCGCCAGATAAGATTGTCGAAATGATCAAGACGACATTCAAGGGCGAGGCGCCCAGCGTTAAACTTTTGAAATATGAAATTATGGATTTCCTTGGATGTCAGGAACGAACGGCACGCGGTTATTTGAAAAACGCTTTCGACCTTGGATATATCGCAAAGAAACGCGGAAAAAGTAACCAATTTCTGGTCTATATTAATGACTGAAAATGTCATTTGCCACAACTAAGTAATGAATATAATTGAACTATTTTTTTTACACAGGCGTAAAATATCATTATTTGAGAAAAATGTACCATTATACAAGAAAGTGCAAGTAGTGGCATCGTGGCAAAAATTGCCACTACTTTGGTTTGCCACAACTAAGCTCACGGAATCATTAAAGAAAGTAGTGGCAAACGCCAAGTAATGGCAAATATCTAAATTGCCACCAAAAAACCTAATGATTTCAAGCATCTTAAGTCGTGGCAGTCGTGGCATATATAAAATATATATATATGTATTTTGCCACTACTTGCAACGATTTGATGATTATTCAAGTCTGGAGGGTGAAAATGGAAGAAAAAGAAAACTACGATCCCAAAGAATACGATAACGAATTAAACGTACCCTTGGAAGGCCATTATTTTCATTCTTTTAAGTGGCAGGATTTAGATGGAGAGCAATTAAAGCGACCAAAATGGCAGGGTAGAGTATTAAGCAAATTGAAGGATGGGGAATTTTATCTTGTTGAGCTGTATGAATGGGGAATGGGAGAAAAATGGAACCGCATGATTGTTAATTTTCATGAAATGCTGGATTGGAACTTTTATGAAACGCCGGACGATATGAAATATCTATACGAAGAATATGAACGGCCATTTAAGATGGCGCATGAAAGGGAACTTGAGAAAATCAGACAACGTATCGCAAAATAGCAATTTGGAAGGCGAAAAATGGGAATACCATGCGGCAGCATTGGTGTCGTCGTCATATCAAAACATTCGGTGAAGAAAAACCGTTTATGGGTAAATATGTTGGTAGTTGGGTTTGGGGACCACAGTTGCGCGGAAACAAAAAGAAGGGTTTTGTTGTAAAAGATTACAATGTTAAACGAAAAAAATAACATAATCCTCTGTCGATACCCTGTTGCCGGTCGAAAGGTGGGCCGTCGGGTTCACCCGGAAGTGTGCCGGTGGCATTACGCTGAAATGGATCCAATTTGCCTGGAATGCCTGGAAGAGAAGAGAAGGGAGGGATGGCCCTATGTCCGAGTTAATGAATGGGAAACCGATTGATATCCCGCCTTTACCACCTGACGTAGACCTTGAGATTTATGTTCCTGAATCGAAGCACGCTTTTTATATGCGCCTTGTAGACTATAAACATCATTGCATTTTAGATTCAATTACCATACCGGCGAGTGAGATTTTACAGTCCAGAAACCGACACGCTGCCCTCCAAAAAAAGATTTCTTATTATAAGGCGCTCTTAAAAGACCACGGGGTTTATTGAATGAGCGGATTTGATAATAAATGGCTCATGGATTATCTGAAAAAGATTGGCAAAGTTGACCCAAAAAACAGCAAGATTGCCAATGTAAATGATCAAAAAGTGGACAAAAAGGGCCCTAAAATGAACAAAACCGAGGCGCGGTATGAATCGTATGTCCTGCGTCCCGGCGTTTTTCAAGGGGAAATCGTAGCGTACTGGTTCGAGGGGGTTAAGTTTCGGCTGGCGAGAAAAACCTTTTATACCCCGGATTTCTTTGTCCAGTACCCCGACCACTTCGAATGTGTTGAAATTAAAGGGGGCTTTGTGCGTGAGGATTCTATTTTAAAGTTTAAAGTTGCAAGGGAAATGTGGCCGTGTTATAAGTGGGTAATGATGCAATACAAAGGCGGAGAATGGAGGGAAATAATAAAGTGATACGGCGATGTTTCTATTGCGGTAAAGAGAAGAACGTCACAGATACGAGAAGGAAAAATTCAAAAACATTTCATTGTTGCCATGAACATAGATGGGCGTCAATCAGGGAAGGTCTGTTGCCATACAAAAATAGAGAAAAGCCATTGAAGGAAAGGTTTTTTTCTAAAGTAAGGAAAAGCAAGGACGGGTGTTGGGAATGGATTGGCGCTAAAAGCCGTGGTTACGGTCAAATTCTTGCCTTCGGTAAGGTCCAAATGGCTCCCCGTGTTTCTTATGTGATTCATTTAGGAAAAATACCGGATGGGTTATTGGTTTGTCATAAATGCGATAATCCATCATGTGTGAACCCAGATCATCTATTTTTAGGAACGGATTCTGATAATACTTCTGATTGTGTGCGTAAGGGTAGGCATAAAGGGCCAAAAGGAAGCAATCATCCCCTTGCAAAGCTCACCGATAATGATGCTTTACAAATCAAAAACTTTTATTCCGGTGGCGTGACAGTAACGAACCTATCTAAGCGGTACGATGTTGATAGGAAGGTTATTTATAATATTATCAATGGGATAAGTTATAAAAATGGGAAAAGTTGTCGATATAGTCTTAGCTAAAAAGAAAAACTGGCGGTGTAAACCCTATCTCGAATCGATACGCCTCCGGCCTTGTGTGTCCTGTGGTATTCATGCGCCTTCACACCCCCACCACATCAGCTTGCCCGGCTTGACGGGCATAGGAACCAAGGCGCCCGACTCTACGGTGATCCCTCTTTGCACTATCTGCCATGCCGCCGCGCACCGTGGGTCGCTATCTTATCAAGACCAGCTCGAAATGCTCGTAATTTTACTAATGAAATCATTGGAGGAACGCTATGACGGACCTGGTTAAATATGGCCGAAGAGAGCTGTTATTCAACCGTCGGCCAGCAGACATAGAAGAGGCCGAAGAAGTCGCTCAGACGTTGATGTATTTCAATGAAGACCTGCCGTGGCTGTTCGGCGATTTCTTGAATCAATGCGAAGGTTTTTTTGGCGAGGAATTTGCCCAGATCATACCGGACAAAAGCCAGAAAACACTTAGGAATTGGATGTTCATTGCGGCGGCTATACCATCGCGCATCCGGCATTATCCGCTTAGTCACAGTCACTTTGCCTCCGTGGCGGGCGTACAGGATAAAGAAAAACAGGAAGAGCTGCTTCAAAAAGCCGTTCAGTTGGGTTGGAGCGTAAAGCGGCTGCGACAGGAAGTCAGGCCCGGCGATACAAAACCGAAGAAAACGTGCCCGCATTGCGGAGGCGAACTTTAATGGGTGATCTTGCCGATGCCGTATTAAACGGGCCGGACGCCATGGTTTGTATTTACGGATCGCAACCGGTCAGAATGTTAAAAACGGCTTGTATTAAACGCCAGAAATCGGCAAAGAGAAGAGACAAATCAGAAACGCTTTCATGGGCCCCCACGGATTATTCGAAATGTTTGGATTGTGAGCGGGGAAAGGAGATTGTCTCGGAAATGGCTTCCAAAGAATGCAAGGTTGATTTGTGCCGTGCCGCCAGGGTGGCTTGGGGGCTGTGCCAGAATCATTACTATCAATGGCGCAAGAACGAACGCCATATGGTCGAAATCATGGGGTGCGACTACGAAGATCGAAAAACCGTTTTCCAGGGGGACGGGGATATGGCCGCAAATAGCAAAAATTCTCACCAGGATAGCCCAGGTTCGACGAACGCGGCAAAATACATACCTCAGGCAGGGTCACAGGAAAAAGGGCAAAAAAAGCCCCTTATTTTGGATTTTTCACAATATGATAGCGATGACATATTGGAAGATTTAAGGATAGCGGCTTCAGAGGACTTTCGAACTATGGAAGGTGAAGCGATGTTTTTCGTTTGCGAATGCCTAAGAAAGCGGACGTTACATGAAAAAATAAAGGAAAGTCAAAAAACATGAAACGGTTAAATATTCCTATCTTCTGGAAAAGCATCGGGAGAAGCGGTGCGACGTATCCAAGTCTTTATCCCGATTTATCGCCAGAAGAAATGCGGACTACGTTACGTGGTAAAAAATGGAAAAGGAGGAAAAACAGGAACAAAACAGCCAAGAACAGCAGGCGCAGGAACAGGGTATAATATGGAAAAAGAAAAGAAGCCACAAAAATTTAAGAGCCCGCCGGATTATGAAGATGAGGTCGCAATCAAAGGCTGGGACTCAATAGGCAGGTTGTTTGGAAGAAACGGGCGATTATTCAGGGATAAACACCGGAAGGAATTAATCGAATGCGGTGCGATCTTCTATATGAACTGCATATGGCATGAAAAGCCCCCTTCGCGGCGAACGGTATGCGCGTTTCCAAGTGTACTGAAGCGTTGGGCGGGCATTAAGGGATCAAAGGGAGAGATGATATAGGGGGCCGAAACCCCCTTTTCTTTAGACAGGCTCGAAGATTTCCTCTTCTGCATTGAAATAGAAATCGAAAAGCTCCTCAGCTTCGTGGGTGGTTATCGGTATTATGCGTCGATGGTAAACACCGTCGAGCGTGTAGAACCGTGAAAGAAAACCGCCGTGACCCACCACAAAAAACTTGCCGCTCCGCTTTGTGCGATACAGGGTGAAGTGGCAAAAATTGGGCGATCCTTGCACTCCGTCACCTGCGGAATCGATACGAATAGCCTTGCGGGTATCGTACCTTGTCCCCTGTATTGTGCGTTTCATCAGTTGGCCTCCATCCAGACATAGACCGAAGAAAAGCTACCGTCCTTTTCCTTGTGTAGAAGCCCTTGCCTGGCGAGGGTGATCAGAATCCGCGATACGGTCGATGGGTGCCAGTTGTACTTGCGTGACAGAGCGAGCGTTCGGCCCTCGGAATGCTCTTCGATGTCTCGGAGCAGAATGCACGCCTTTTCGATGGCTGTATACTTTTTCTGCTTTTTCATATATGCTCCTTTCTGTCCTTCTAATTTCTTTATTCATTAACCTATCGCCCGGCAGGAAGGTTAGTCGTCAGTGACGAACTCGATTGCCGGGCGCTCCGGCGTTTCACCCCGGTCCCATGTTATCCCCTCCAAAGAACGAGCAGTACGTAAACAATGATCGCCGCCCATATTAAAAGTTTTTCCATGATTTCCCCCTTGCTTAGGTATGCCCAAGGTCACAAAGTCCTGACCTCGGGCATTCTGGTGAGCCGTCTTTTAGTTTATGGCCAATGAAACGTCCCGAACGTAGTCAATGCCTGATTTTTCCACGATAGCGACAAAATGGGCGACATCTTGGACAGGGCACACAAAGCGCCCGCATCCGCACCGGACTAAACACCGCGTGAAACGATCGTGTTCTGTAAGGGCTGCCACATCGTCGGACAAAATGAAACCGTGCTGCTCTTTCTTGATTTTCTGGATGATATTCATACCGCTGTCTCCTTTCTAAACTTTAACAGGTTGCCGTTGTACTGAGATGATCCCACTGTAAAGTCTTTTACCCGCCCATCAAATTGGCATGATTGACAAGTACAATGCGATTCGCCATCCCAATAAATATCGCTAATATATTCGTTTCCCTGGTCAAACATGATAGCTGTTGTGCTAATCTCTATCCCAAAGGGCTCGTTTGCTCCGCACTTCGGGCAATTCATTCCTTCCAAGCAATTTGTGTTAGGCATGGTGATTTTATCCTTATTTTTAATAAAACTATTTAATGCTTTGTAAGCTGGTAATCAATCCCAACAATCGCACATTAAGAGTTGATTGCCGCATTTCGGGCACTCTTCCATGTCACAGCCTGGGTGATGGTACTGGCCCGGCATGGCATTGCAATCGTGGCACGCTTCATTTTCTGAAGGCGCCTGATAGCGTTGCTCGCGGCCCCATGCTACGCGCTTCCACTTTTCGCCGTTTGGCATATCGTAAGTATGGATACTGCAACCGTTTCCCGGCGCCATCTCCTGCCCACAGGCTTTACAGTTCGCCCATGTCCATGTAATCTTTGCCGCTTTTCCCATGGTATCCCCCCCTTTTTTAATCCATCAAGATAACGTGAAACTTGCCCGTTTCGTCACTCAAAAGAACGCGGTGAAACCGATATGCTTCCGTCCATTCCCCCTCGCAATCGATACAGGAGCAGGCCTGTAAGGCGTCCACGCCATCGATTTCAGGGCTGTCATAAATGATTACGTTCTTTTCCGCGCCGCAAAATGGGCATTGTTCGGCCTTTATCCTCTCGTGGAGTTTGGACATATTGCCATGTATGAGCTTGCTGATTTCAGTCATTATTCACGTTGCCCCCGTTCTGAAGGTTTTTGAGCCGAAAGACGGGCCTGGCCAGGTGATAATTAACGCCCTGGTCAGCTCCTGGCGAATGATCGCCCCAGTTCCAGAATAGAACCGTTTTGAGTTCGTTGGTAGGTTCGAGGTCTTTGATCTTAATGACGGCGAACGGCCCGCCCGAAATAGAGCAGGAACCGTCCTCGTGAAGAAAGACACTGGCGTTGCCGCAACAAACGTGTAGCTCGCCCGCGTTTACCCACCCGACCTCGGGGTTATCCGTTCCAACCTCTTCCACACGCCCATAGCGGCCCTCGGTATACGGGAAATTGCCTATATTGTCGCCGAAGTCGATGACATCTCCAGGGTGAGGCGTTTCCATGCGGCCAAAACGGGCAGGGCTTGTCTTTACGCCATAGGCGCTTATCGATTCGATGATGAACATGGTTACAGTTCTCCTTTCGTTTCCTTATTGAACTCCCTTTCCTCGGCGCTAAAGAGGTAATTGGGCCTAAACTCAGCACGGACGCCCGCCTTGCGAAAAACCCGGACGTTTTCCAGGGCCATGTCTTCATCTTTTGTCCAATGGGTGACTGTGCCGCGTTCGAAATGCGCCGTAATGATATAACCGTCTCTTATCAATTTCATAATGCATTGCTCCTTTGAAAAGGCCGGGCCATGCCCGGCCAAACCAGACTACCTCTTTGTGTAGACGTTCAACCCAATCATTACGTCCTGCCCTGCCACATTGACCTTTTGGTTCCCCTCGGTCGATGCGATAATGATCGTCTTACCCGACTTGGAAGGGCCGAAGTCCTTGGCCGTGTCCACCTCGATCATGAGCTTGCTGCCGTCCAATTTTACCGTTACGTTTTTCATACCGCTACTCCTTCGTTCTATGAGTTCCAAGCAAGGGCCAATCCCTTGCGGAGGGGCGCGGGGCGAGCCGTGCCCTACCGTAAAAGATCAATCCTGAGTGATTAATTCGGCCTTGACATAAAGATCGATAAACATTTCGCGCAAGACATTTATCCAATCCGTAATCTCTTCCTGGTCGCTCGGGCAAAGGACATCGTTGGCATAGGCACGTTCCCAATTCCGCAGGCGATAGCGCAGGTCATCGAGTTCGTTGTTGATATCCAAGAGCTTATCCTTAGTGACTTGCAGGGCCGCAGCGCGGGCGCTCCCGACGGTATCGGGTTCATTTGTTTTCCTCTTTTCCACCAGATAAAACCCGGCGTCCGGCGTGACATAACCGCAGTGTTTACAGGCAAGGTCCGTGTAGCTATTCAAAGATGAATTGAGCATACTTCCAACCACGTGACAGCGCGGACAGTCCGGGGCGATATCGCCTTGCAACGACGGCACCGCGAGCACTACTTTTCCTTCTTCAGTAAAAAGCATAACTTTCCCCCTTTCAAACGATTTTTAAGGTTAAGAGATACGCAAGGCGGCGTGCCGCGAATTTGCCCAAACCAAGATCGCGGAAACGGCAATAAAGGTGCAACGGATTCAGGTAATGTTCCCTTAATTTACGCAGGTTGATTAACATCGGCACACGCACCTCGCAGAAAAGTCGGGCTTGCCCGACAAACCCCTAAAACGGACAATCAACATCCATTCCCCATAACTCACGCTGATAATCAATCTCATACTGATAGGCAGTACAATCATCGGAGCACACGGACAGGAACAGAATTTCATCATCCGGGCCTTGCACTACCCGGCTTTCATCAATCCAGCCCTCAGTACAGCCGTCACAACAGGGCTCATTACACCGGTAAGGCTTGCGAGCGGCCCCGAATCCGGCCTTTTCCCGTGCGAGCGCCACGGGGCGAATGAGCAATTCGAGTTCATCTACAAGGGCGAGCATATCGCCTGAAGTATCCGGAATCCCTAAGTTTGTTTTCATACAGCTACCCTCCTGTCATTAGATTTATGCACCTTTTGGGTGTATAAGATCACAAAGGGAAAGACTTGTCAAGAAAAAAATACCATAAATGGGAAAAAAAGAGGTTGTTCGTAGTCATGAGACTCCCCGAGAAATAGAGCTGCCTGGCGCTCGCCCCTGGGGGGGATGTTGTAAAGTTTCTTTACAGTAGTGTAAAGTTTCTTTACACCTTGTCCACAAAAGGGGAGAAAATCATGCCCGTAAAACTCACCGAAATCCACCCGGAATCCATGGGAAATTACCTGGATTCCATAGGTATCACACGAGAGGCGCTCGCCGAAGAGCTGAAAAGAGAGCTCCACGCCTTCGAGGTGAAACCCTTCTACGACTCCAAAAAAGGCCAGGTTGTCTACTCGAAAAAGATGCCAATCTGGTCCATAAAACAGAAGGCCCGGATCGATGCGCACCGGCTCCGTGGCGATTATCCTGTGGAAAAACGGGAACTTAGCCTAAGCACCACGGCGAGCGTGATAGACACGGTTCTGGGGCAGGCGGGCGAACGGGAGCGCGGGCGGCTGCCGTCCGAGCTGGGAGACGATGACGACGGCACGGGCTGACACGGGCACGGCACGGGGGCGGGGGGAGGCCCCTGCTGCGGGCGGGGGGCATACCGTCTGGGTCCCTCTTCCCCCCCGCGATTTTTCTGCGCTCTGCTCCCGCTATTTGATACGAAGTGTAAAGAAACTTTACAGTTGGCAAAAGGGGCCCCTGCCTAAAAAATATTTTCTAAATTTTTTTTTCTATGTCCCGCGCCCCGCAGCCGGCCGTTTTTCCGCTCTGCCTGGCCTTGAAAATAGATAATTTAAGGTTAATCGAGCGATAAAACTTACATTTAGCAGGGAGCGGGGTACCGGTTTTAGCTTGCATTGTGAGATATGTGGGGTTCTTGGCTGATGTAGGCCTAATGTAGGCCTAATGTAGGGTTTAACTGAGTGGCGTGGAATGTTAGCGGGGGGGGCATATGCCGTCATCGACTTCGAGTGAATACCTGGCGACCGTGCCGAGGGGGTTATGGACGCAGCGGGATTACGACGCATTTTTGGATGAAGTCCGGCTGCATTTCGGTGACAAGCGGTGGCGGATGGATCATTTGTACCGTATTGTCAACGAGCAGGGCCAGGACGTTTCGTTTCGCATGAATGATGTGCAGACGCTTTTGTATTTGAGGATGCACTATTGCAATATCGTTCTGAAGAGCAGGCAGCACGGGGTGACGACCCTGAGTTGCCTGTTCGGTTTGGACAGTGCGCTGACGGTGCCGAATTTTCACGCGGCGATCATTGCGCACAACAAGGAGGACGCGCAGGATTTTTTCGACCGGAACATCAAGTTCGCTTATGACAGCCTGCCCGAGGAAATCAAGGAAGCCCGCCGGGCCGAGACGGATTCTGCCAGGATGCTGAGTTTCAGCAACGGGTCGAGCATCAAGGTCACCACGTCGGGCCGGTCCGGCACATTTCAGTTCATTCACATCAGCGAGCTCGGGAAGATCGCCGCCGCATACCCGGACAAGGCGACCGAGATCAAGACGGGCACATTGAACGCCATTCATCCCGGCCAGATCGTAATTATCGAAAGCACGGCGGAAGGCCGGGAGGGCTTGTTTTACGATATGTGCAAAACGGCCGAAAACCTGCAGAAGTCCGGCCGCCACCTCACGAAGATGGACTACAAGTTCTTTTTTTTCCCGTGGTACCTGAACCCGCTGAACGTCCTCATGGAACCGGTCGAGATCCTGGGTTATCAGCAGAAATATTTTGACGACACGCTCCCTGGCGTGAAACTCACCAGGGCGCAAAAGGCGTGGTACGTCAAAAAATGGGCCGTGCAGGGCGAGGACATGAAGCGGGAGCACCCGAGCACACCGGACGAGGCGTTCGCCGGGTCGGTCGAGGGCGCCTATTTCACGGCGCAGTTTACGAAAATCAGAAAAGAGGGCCGGATCTGCCGGGTGCCTCACACGTCCGCAGCCCTGGTCGATACGTGGTGGGACTTGGGCATGGACGATTCTACCTGCATCTGGTTCACCCAGGACGTTGGCCGGGAAATCCATGTCCTCCGGTATTACGAGAACTCCGGGGAAGGCATGGATCATTACCGTGACATTCTCCTCTCTTACAAGGACTTGTACGGTTACCGGTACCGGATGCACGGGGCGCCTCACGACATCAAAGTGCGCGAGCTGTTCCTGCAGGGCAAAAGCCGGCTGCAGGCGGCCATGAAGATGGGCATCAACTTTCGGGTAGCCCCGAAACTCAGCCATCAGGCCGGTATCGAGCAGACCCGGCAAATCCTGAACTTGTGCTGGTTCGACGAATCGGGCTGCGTGCAGAAATACGGGGATCACCTGGTCGGCCTGGGCAGCCTGGAAAACTACCGCAAAGAATGGAACGACAAGCTGCAGACGTACCGGAACGTGCCCTTGCATAATTGGGCGTCGCACGGCGCGAAAGCGTTTCAGACCCTGGCTTTTCTGCATCAGTTCGGGCTGAACATGGAAGACGGCGTGGAAAGGCGCCCCACTGTGCAGCCGGGCGGCCGCCGGAACACGGATCGCCGGAACCCTCGAGGCTGGACGTGATGAGAGTCGATGAAGTCTTTTAAAGTGTATTAAGAGGCGGGTGTTAAATAAGCAGGGGGAGTTAATCTACCATGGCTGACATATCGGAAGCAGGGCAGATGACGAGCGGGGCGATCGCCCCGAGAAACGGCCTGATTCGAGTCGTTTCGCCGGATCAGTTGACTGAGCGGGACGCGATGCGGCAGGCCGAGGCGGACCGGAACGATGCGCAACGGGCTCAAACGGAAGATTCGGTCCAGGGCTTGAGCGCGCACCTTCAGACGTGCTGGGAAGCGGCGCACAACGCGAAAGAAACGACGAATGTAAAAGACCGCCTCCTGCAGTGCCTCTATCAGCGGCGCGGGGAATACATGGCCGACAAGCTGGCCGACATTCGCCGGTTCGGCGGGTCGGAAGTGTTCATGATGCTCACGAACGTCAAATGCCGGGCGGTAGAGTCCTGGGTGCGGGACATTCTCATGCCGCCGGGCGAAAAACCCTGGTCTATCGATCCTACCCCGGTGCCCGATATGCCTCGAAGCAAGCAGCAGGAGATAGACAACCAGCTCATGATGGAAGTCGCGGCGATCATGACGGAACGCGGCTCGATCGAGTCCGTGCCGCTCGAGAATATCGAGGCGCGGCGGCGCGAGATAGAAAACGAGGTCGAAAAGGAAATACTCGGTGACGCGAAAGAAGTATCGGACAAGATGGAAAAGCGGATCGAGGACGACCTGCAGCAGGGCGGCTACTACAGGGCTCTCTCTCAGTTCATTACGGACATTGCGACTTACATGACGGCTTTCCTGAAAGGGCCGATCATAAGAAAGAAGAAAACCATGGTCTGGACGGAAGATCAGTTCGGGCGCATGACGCCGGCAATCGAAGAGCGGTTCGTCCGCTGCTACGAGCGCGCAAGCCCGTTCGATATGTACCCCTCCCCCGGCGCGAAACATATTCAGGACGGCTACCTGATTCAGCGGCATCGCTTGAGACGGTCCGATTTACAGGAAATGATTGGCGTTGAGGGCTTTAACGAGCAGGCTATTCGGGCGGCTCTCTATGAGTATGGCCGGGGGGGACTAACGAATTGGCTTTGGGATTGGGACCAGGAACGGGCCGAAGCGGAAGGCCGCTCGGAACAGTGGTCCGACCCGGACAAGCCGATCGACGCTTTGGAGTATTGGGGCACCGCGCAGGGCGCGCTCTTGCTGGAATGGGGCATGGATCCCGCCATGGTGCCTGACCCGATGCTCGATTACCAGATAACCGCCTGGAAGGTCGGCAACTGGATCATATGCGCCCGGCTGAACCCTCACCCGTTAGGCAGAAGGCCGTATTATGCCGCATCATTCGAGAATGTGGTGGATTCTATCTGGGGCACGTCCGTCCCGGAACTCATGGAAGACATCCAGGATATCTGCAACGGGGTGGCCCGCGCCATCGTGAACAACCTCGGCATAGCCTCCGGCCCGCAGGTGGCCATCGAAATGGACCGGGTTGACCCGGGCGAGGATGTGGAGGATATGTGGCCCTGGAAAATCTGGAAGGTCAAGAGCGACCCGAACGGCGGAAGCCGCCCAGCGATTCAATTCTTTCAACCTAACCCGATCACCGAAGCGCTCATGCGCGTCTATGAATATTTCTTCCAGCAAGCATCGGAACAGACAGGCGTGCCGGCCTACATCTACGGATCGGCCCAAATCAAGGGCGCGGGAGAAACCGCGTCCGGCCTCGCCATGCTCCTGAACGCCGCGAGCAAATCGCTCAAGGCCGTCGTGGCGCACGTAGACGAATCGGTTATCAAGGAAACCATCCACGAACACTGGACCCATTTGATGCTCTACGATGAAGATAACAGCATTAAACAGGGCGATATCAACATCATAGCGCGTGCAAGCGAATACATGATCATCCAGGAACAACTTCAACTCAGGCGAATGGAGTTCCTGAGAGAAACGGCAAACAATATCGATTATGCGATCATGGGCAAGGAAGGCCGCGCCGTCCTGCTCAGGGAGCAAGCGAAAGGCCTCAAGCTGCCGAGTGAGGATATCGTGCCGACTAAGGAGCAAATGAGGGCGCAGGATAAAATGCTTCAGGAGTATTTGGCCACTACCGGGGGATTGCCTGAAAATGCCAATGCCGCCCCTGGCGGCCCGCAAACACCGCGCCCGGCGCCTTTAAGCCCGAGCGGAGGCCGCATGGGCGGTGAAGAGGTCCGGTATAATGCCTAAAACGCAACCGAAACAAAAACCGTTCAATGCGGAAGGTGGAGGCTACGATTACGAATCGGCCATAGCGGCAGGCCTGAAACCAGACAAGGAAGGTCATTGGCCGAGCCGGGTACCGGAAACCGGCCTGCTCCTGAAAGGCCGCAAGCATCCTACCTGGGATAAGCTGCTCGAAGGCGAGAAAGAGGCAGGATACAAAATCATTCAGCGTAACGGACGGTATTACTCGGAAAAGTACGAAAAATAAAAATGGCAAATGACGAATTGATGCACCGTATCCCGAAGGAAATGTACGACGATATGCGTTTTCTGTCCGCTATCGACCGGCTCAATTCGAACACAGACTTTCGGCAGGTTCGGCAAAAACTGGAAGATATCAGGAACGCGATCATGACGCAGGCATCCATAGAAAAGAACCAGGTCGTTCTCGGATGGCATCAGGGATCTACGCAAATCCTTATGGATTTAGAGCTGATCTGTAAAAAAGCCGGTGAATGGGTAAGGGGCATTCGAACCATGGAACAGAAGACGTTATCAAAAGAAAAGTTTTTAAAGAAACCAATCATTTAGAAGGAAAGGAGCGTTTTACATGGGCGGCAAGATTATTCCGATCGAAAGGAACCGCAGTTTTCAGCAACAGATCGACGAAGCGGAAAAGATCAGCGGCGTGGCCGATCCGGTCAAACGCCTGCTTCAGGATCCTGCGAATCGCAACCTGTCGATAGACGACATGAAAAAGCGGGATATCGACAATTTTCACCTTCTGTACGGCAGTAAAGGCATGAAGACCTACCGGTTCGACAAACTGCAGCACTCGATTGTTTTCCGGGGCAAGGTCTTCTCGAACTGCATGGCGAAACTCGGGTGCAGGGCATTCGTGGACAACAAGAAAGACCCGAACAAAATGACGCCCAAGGAACGGCAGGATATGAGCCTCCGCATAGATTTGGAAATGGCTGACAACGATGTGCGCGTGGAAGTCCGGGAATCGAAGCAGTACCCGCGAGACGAAGACGCCCTGAAGCGTGGAATGTACCTATATCACGGCAACGAAATCGCTTACTTCATTTCCGTTCCGATCGGAGCAAGGCGCCGGAGCCCGCTCATTCTGAATGAAGGCCTGCATTGGCTGATTCGAACGAACGGCCCTGGTGATGAAATCATTCTTAAACGGCCGGCGCCGGTGCCGCGGGGGGAAATCAAGCCGTCGGTACATTAATGAGGGTAAAAACCACCCTAATCAGGGTGAAACGATAATTTGGCGGCAGAAACCACTCGCGCCGTGGTGGAGCGCGATACAAAACACCGGAGGCAAGAATATTATGGGATGGAGAGAAAATCCAGTTTTAGGACTTTTGACCCTTACGGGTCACACGCAAAGTGCCGTAACGGCTCTCGAAAAGACTGCCAGCGGCACGATCAGGCGATGTGAAGGCACGATCGTACCTGCCGATGCAACCGCCGGATTCGCTCAAGGCTGCGAGTTCACCTTGTCGGGCGCCGCGCTCGGCCAGGCCTTGTACTGGAAAAACATTGGAAGCGCATCGTCCTGCGCGTTCGTGCCGATCGGGCCGGTCATTGGTTGGGGAGCCGTTACGGGAGGTCACGGGCCGGTTTCACTCGGCGGTGACGCCACGGAAATCCTCTACGACAAAGATATCTCGGCAGGAGATTATGCCCTGGTCGAGCACGGGGTATGCGACGATAACGACCAGATTTGCGGGGCCGTCGTATCGGATGGCGCCATTACCTTAACCCTTACTGCCGACCCGACAGCCGGGGCGAAGCAGTACAATTACATCGTCTTGCGGGAAGACATTACGCCGACCTGGGACGTTTTTGCGGCAGGAGAACGGGCTTGCCTGACGGCCGACGATGCCACGATTGCCGTTACGGTTACGGGCGCCCTGGCCGGTGATATCGGCATGGCGACCTTCAACGCCACGGACGACAATGACCTGGTATCCGATGTGGTCATGACGGCCGATACCATGACGATCACGGCCTCTGCCGATCCGGGCGCCGACGATACGCACGGGTGGGATTACGCGGTATTCAGAAAACGCGGCACCTTCAAGCCTTCGCATTACATTGCCTATGCAGGTGTGCACACGACCGTAGGCGGTGACGACACCGAAGTTATCACGATCACCGGTGCGCTCGCTACCGATATCGCAATCTGCAAGTGGAACGCCACGGACGATACCGACACCTTCGAAAAAGCGGTTCTCACCGCGAACACGCTGACCGTCGTGCTGTCGGCCGATCCGAGCACCACGCATAAACTCGTTTATGCCATATTCAGGGAATACAGTTAAGATTTTCATAGGTTAGGGCCCCCTCGAACACCTTTTTGCCAAGGCTCGAGGGCCGAAGATAAACCCGAACACCGTGAGACGGCGGCAGACGACTCGGGGGAAGGAGAATGAAAAGATGGCACAGAATTACGGGAAGTTACCCAAGGCAGTACAGCAACAGGCCGAAGCGGCCAAGAAAGCGCAAAAGGCAATAATCGATGCCTCTTCAGCCAATGCGAATGTTACCGTTCACAACCCGGATATCAAGAAACCGGAAGAATCGGTAATGCAACAGCCGGAACCGGAAATTCAGGCTGAACCACAGGCGCAACCGGTCAGTGAGAATTGGGAGCACAAATACAATGTGCTCAAGGGAAAGTACGATAAGGAAATCCCGGATCTTCGTTCGCAACTGAACCGCGCTATGGCCACAGTAGAGAACCTCAATTCTTTAATCCTCGCCACCTCCCAGAATTTGCCACAGGAAACGCGGCAACCTGAAGGCGGCAATGGAGAAGGAAGGAGGCAGCAGCAACAATTAGCGAACCTCGATGTGAATAAATGGGACGGGTACGGAGAAGAAATGACCGAATTGGTCAATGTGGTCAACAATCTGATCGCTGAGAACAATACCCTCAGGGGTCAATTAGGGCAAGTGGCGAAAAAGACCGAAGCAAGCGAAATGGAATCCTATTTTGCCGTTTTGGATGAAGCGTGCCCTGATTGGGAAACGGTCAACAAAGACCCCGGATTTCTGGCATGGCTGCAACAGCCCGACGAAATGACCGGCGGATACCCCAGGATATCCATCCTTAAAGCCCATGAAGCTCGACGGAATGCAAAAGGAGTGGCCTCATTTTTTACTGCCTGGAAAACGATCACAGGTGCCGAACTAAAAGGCAATGAGCCGAAAGTATCTCAAACTCAGAAAGGAAACCCGTTGGCCGGACAGGTAGTTCCTGAAGGCGCCGCGCCGCAGCACGGAGCGCCACAGGGAAACACGAACCCTGCGCCACGAATTGTCACACCTAAAGAGTTTTCCGAGGCCTCGAAGCTCATGGCCATGGGCCGCATGGACCCTAAAGAATTTCGGAAAATTCAAATCGCATTTCAACAAACCCTGCGCGGAGGACCGGCGACTCCCTGACTTTGAACAGGTACGGCCCATGTCCAAAGCGCGCCATTTTATAGGAGGTATTTATCATGGCCGTTAATGCTGCAAGTGGAACCCCTCAATATTCAGGCACTTTTGTTCCGGAAGTGTGGGCCAGTATGTTGCTGGTGAAATTTTATGCCAGTACCGTATGGGCCGCCATTTCCAATACGGATTACGAGGGCGAAATCAAGGATATGGGCGATAAAGTCATCATTCGCACGGTGCCCGACATCACCATTCGGGATTATTCCAAAAATCAAACCCTGGTTATCGAGAGGCCGGAATCGGC